CCCCCTTTTGGACATTTCCAGATGCATCTAAAGTTGCATCTTTGGGAAAATTTTCCTTAGATGCAACTTTTGCATTATCTCCTGTAACGACGGCCCAACGCGCAGGGATGGTCTCGGGATCGGCCGGGCGGAACTTCTTGATGAAATGGGCATAATTCTGTTCGGTGACCTTCACGGTGGAGTGCCGCAGGAACATCTGGGCCTCGTAAATCCCGTACTTCATGGCGACCTGTCCGCCGGCGTAGGCGCGGAGGGCGTGGTTCGTTTTCTTGGTTTCCCACCCCAACTTTCGCAGCCAATCGGACGCGGCGCGGAAGAGTCCATCCTGCCGATAGGCCTCGCTGCCGGTGATGATGTGGTCGTCGGGATCGCCTCGCCAGGCGTGAAGTTGCATCTGGACTTGCATCTGGCGGTACCAGGGATCGAGGGCGCGCACTTGGATCATGCCGCTGCCGCTTTTGACGGTGGCGGTGCCATCCAGGACGGGATAGCCGCTCCGGATCTGATGCCAGCCCCATTTGGCCTGGGCCATTTCCCCGATGCGGAGCCCGAAGGCCAGCTCGTGGCCAATGGCGAGGTACAGATTGCGGTCCTGGTCAGCCAGGGCTGCCCACGCGGTTAGCGTGGCGGTGATGATCTTATCGGCCGGCGGGTTATACATGACCTTGGGGACGGCCCGGGAGCTGAATTTGGCGAGGTTGCCGGCCGATACGAAGGCCTCCAGGCATTCATGGTAGAGATTTTGGCCGCGGTAATACTCCAGGCAGCGGGGTGTGAAGAGGCTGCGGGCTTTGGCCCAGACGCTGTTGGCGCTGCGGCGGAGGCTGGCGGCCTTGCCCTGGTCGGATTCGGCCATGGCTTTGACCTGCACGGCGGCAAAATAGGCGCGCACGGCCGCGGGGTTGAGGTCCTGCACGCTGCCAGTGGCGGGGACAATGTAATGGAGGGCGTTGATATTGTGGTCGCGCGTGGTGGAACCGGCTTCGCTGGGGCTCAGGAGGTAGGCGGCCTCGAGCTGGGCGATGGTGCCCACGGCGCTCTGGCGCATCTTGCTGGCCTCGAGGTGGGCGAGCTGGCCGCGGGTGACGGCCTCGGTGATCTGCTGGTATTTGATGCGGGCGCGGCGCTGGGCCTCGGTGGCGTCGGTGGTTTCGAGGCAGCGGGGATAGGACTTGCCGCGAAAGGTGAACCGGAAGTAGTAGGACTGCTCTTTGTAGCCGGCGGCCGTGGGCGCCATTTCTTTGCCGTCGTCCATGCGTTTGTACAGACGAAATTTGGTTTTCATTTGACGGGCTTATGGGTGTTTGTTATTGGCTTGGAAGAATTTAGCGAATCGTTGGCCCAGCGAATTACGACCTCGAAAGAGCGCCAACCGACAACGCGCCAGCACTGGCGCGGTCTGGTTGCGTGGCTCTGGGCTGTCGTAAGCCTGCTGGCACGTGGTTGGATCGCGCCTTTTCGGCTTTATGGACAGGAACATTTTGGCGGCCGTGGCGGGAATGACGGCATGTGAAAGGCTGGCCGTGGCCAAAAGGCTGGAGGACTGGGCCCATAAAATCAGGATTTCGGCTGGCGACGAAGCTTGCAGACGGTGCTTGCTGTGCGTTGCAGAAGATCCAAAGCCACGCTCTCCACCTTTGGCGAACTGACTGCGGTTGGCGTGGGCACGCCGGCAGAATCGGCCTGGAGGGATTCAGGGGTGATCCCCTTGGCGGCGAGATAGGCTAACAATGCTTCGCGAACGATCTCGCTTTCACTCGTGAATCGGCTTTTGGCAATCGTGCCCACGGCAACCTTCATGCTGGCGGGCACCCGAATTTTAATCTCCTCACTCTTCATTCATGGGAACAATGCGCCCATTTGTTCCCATTGTCAAGCTTTCTGATGGAAGAAAAGTTGGGGAAAGGTGTTGACACTTGTTCCCCACTGGTACACACTGTACCCCAGATGAGCACAGAACCACTTGCGGCAGAACTGAAAACGCGGTTGCAACCTTCTATGAAACGCGCGCTGGAACTAATCGCCGATCGCCGTCATCTCGACACCGCGGACATCGTGCGCGAAGCCCTGCGGTTGTATTTGGAGCAGCAGGCCGTGATTGTCCCCACCCTGCCCTGCCCGGCGGAGAAAGCGGAGGTGGTGGCGTGAAGACGTACGAAGGCAATCTCCCGTTATTCCAAGTCTGGCACGCTTGGCGCACAAAGCAGGAGCAGCATAACGGTATGGATGTGCTCAAAGGTGATGTCTTTGGGATTGGATTTGGGCAGGCCGAACAAGTGCCGCAGATCCTGTTGAAGGGCAAGTCCTCGCTCCGTCCAGTGGATAGTGCCCGGCTCGTGGTGTTCGTCGTAAATATACCCGCTGGCAAAGCCGCGGGTTACGAGAAGATCAAGCTGCTGGCGAAATTGGTTTCGGGATTCTTCAAGGCTCATGTCGGTCAGCCTACCACGGGCGCCCAGGGAAAGAAAGCCGAGGTGGTGGCGTGAAGACGTACGAAGGCAGGATATCTCTAGCTGCGTGGACGGAGTGGTGGGCTAAGCACTATGAACATAAACAGTTCAATGATGTGCTTGGGGGTAATGTCCATTGGATGGGTCTGCGGCACGTCAAAGAGGCGCCACAGATGGCGCTGAAGATCCTCGCCGGCCGTAGTCCATTGAATGACGCCCGCGTGCTGGGTATCGTCATATATATACCGAGTGGCAAAACCACGCTCTATCAGAAGCTCACCCAGGCGTTTAAACTCTGTTTCGGATTCTTCAATGCTCACGTGCAGCAGCCTACCACGGGTGAGTTGGGAAAGAAAGCGGAGGTGGCCGCGTGAAAGCTTCGAAGGCGGAACTGGCGGGTTATACGCTGGTGATGGCGGAAAACTATGGATCATCCGCCATGCGCTACACGCGAGCAGTCAAGCGGGGCCATGGGTTGGTCCAGTTAGATGATCACTGGGATTCAATGCGGCTCCGAACGATGCTGGCTTGGTTCAGTCTTGATCGTAAAGAAATTCTGGACCATGCGCGCAAAGGTGTGCGTCTCACACGCGAGGCCATCGCACGGTTAGATCAGCAGTCAGCAACCACCACCACCACCACCCCATGATCACTCAATATGTCCCCAAGCTCAGAGGACCGCTCCAGCAGGCGCTGGATGATTTCAACCTGGTGTTTGATTACGACCTGCACCTCCCGATGATCCCGGAGCACATCGAGACGGCGGCGGACATGGCCGAGCTGCGCGGCCGTGTGGACATTGCCCAGGCGCTGCGCCTGGCGCTCAAGCAGACGCTGGAGGTGGACGAATGAAAAGCGAATTTTCGGTTCATAGTCTTGGGTGTTGTGCGGATTGCGGAGATACGCTGAGGCCGACAACGGCTGTCCTAGGTGCCCGACTGCTGTGCACAACGTGCTTTTTGCGGGGTAGATCAGTGGAAGATCAGGAGATTCATAACCTCCCTGTCGGTGGTTCGATTCCATCCCCCGCTACCAATCCCCATAGTGCCAATAGGCAGCCTCAACCAGAAAACGCCGGACTGCCGGGCGTCTCGGTTTACGCAACGCTGGATGAGGCGGTGTATGCGACCAGTGCCGTAAACGCTGGTCGCTCTTTTGTGTCCGGGAAAGGAGCCGGCGCGAACACGGTTGGTCGAAGCGCGCGCAACCGTCGGGCGCATCGCCTCGGCCGGCGGCTGGCCTGGTCGCATCCGCAGTGGATGCTGGATAACGGCGGGCCAGATTTTCTGGATCTGGCGCTGCTGCTGGCGGCGCTGTTTTTTCTGTTAGCGATCGCACTCCTGATGTTCTGACCATGAATGCCGCCGGACATTGGTGGTGCGCTGCCTGCGATGAGCCGGCCTTCGGCAAAGTGTGCCAGCGTTGCCATCAGCCGGCCTCGTGGGTCCCGGATCGGCCGCTGCGCGGAGATCCGGCCGCGGTGCACGCGCACCAGGTGGCCCGCTCGCATCAATTTACGCCGGTCGCGCCGGAACGAGCGGCGGCGCTGTTTCAACAACTGTTCCACAACCTGCACCACAACGTATGATTACACTGACCATCACGATTGAACAACGCGGAGACGAAACATCACTAATTGTGAAATCTCCGCCTGCCGGCGAGTCCTGCACAGCCGCAGAGGTAGTGCTGTCGGAGCTGGTTAACCATGTAATCAAAGCAACGCTATTGGGTAAGGACCTGAACGGCAAAATTATCCGCGAGGGCAATATTGTGCGCGAAGGAGCTTAACCCATCCCCTTTTATGCGAGCCGTTGAGAAGTTCTATTCCATCGCCGAAACCGCGCTGCTGCTGTCACTGAGCGACAAGACCATCCGCCGGCGCCTGGAGTCGGGCGAGCTGGGTGTGGAGGTGGTGAACCTCGGGAGCGCCTCGGCACCAGACTACCGCATCCCGGCCAGCGGCATTAACGCCTGGCTGGCCGCCCGCCGCGTTTTTTTGGAACCGGGTATCACGGCGCGTTCCGTCGGCGAACTGCGGCGCAAGGCCGCGGCGGAGCCCGTGGCCGCGTGATCCAGATGTTTGGACGGCGCGCTTTTTTATTTTTCCCATGGCACGAGTGACCAAGAAAGCAAAGCTGGCAGACCAGCAGGACCTCCAGCAGCCGGCGCTGTTGGATGATTCGCAGCTGCCGGTGTGCCTGCCGGTCCTGGAGGCCGTGCGGCAGCGGCGCTATGAGCACGTCGGGGCGCGCCTGACCGATGATGACGAGCGCTGCCTGCGCTTGGTGGAGCTGCTGGTGGCGCGCTGGGGCATCAAGAAGATCTCCCGGGAGATGAACATCAGCCCGCACACGGTGCGAGCCGCGCGCCGGGCGCTGACGGCGCAGGGCAAACTGGCCACCTATGTACAAAGAGTTGTCGAGTCCATGGAAGATGCGATCGAAGCGGGCATCGCCAACTATCGTGACGCCCTCGAAGACGGGCGCATAAGCGCCGGCCAAATACCGGTTGGGCTGGGGATAATTTTCGACAAAAGGCAGCTGGCCACGAACCAGGCCACCTCGATCTCCGCCAGCACGGTCGTGGCCGAGGATCTGAGCGTGGACAAACTCAACTCCTTCCTGGAGCAGCTGGCGATCGCCGATTCGCCGATTTCGGTTCCGGAGGATTCGCAATCCTTCGGGCTGGTGGCAAATGGCCAGCAAATACAGGGCGATCACGCGCCAGATGCAACTTTAGATGTCAGTTCGACCCGGCCAAGTCCAGACGGCCGGCCGGCCGCCGGCGACACCGCGCGCGCGCCCGGATGGGGGGCGGGGGGGGGGTCGGACGGGGATGCGGGGCCACGACCCGATGCTTTGGGTTAGAGAAAATCAAACTACAAAAGAAAGGTTTCCATGCCAGTGCCAGACACAACCAATCATGAGCCGTCGGCCAAAAAAACGGCCGAGCCAAAAAAAACCGCGCCCGCGGAAACGACGGAGCTGCTGCTGGCGTGGGCGGTGCCGAAAAAAAACCCGAAAATTTTGATCTGCTATAAGCCGGATACGGACCCGAATAATCCGCTGAACGTCGTGACGGTGAACGTGCGGGCCAACTTCAATTTCATGCTGAACATGCGCCTGCGCGGCAGCAAGGTCAGCGACAAGGTGTATGACCTCGTGGGGCCGTTGCCGCGCTGGAAGGGGCGCTGGTGACCAGCGTGACGCTGGACCCCATTATTATGGACTCGCTGACTAAACGTATTCTGGAGCTGTCTGGGCCGATGCCGGACCCAGTGGCGCCCGCGCGGTACCTGGACACGCTTACGGAGGCGGCACGCAAGGACCGGCTGACGACGCTGCTGTTGGAGAACAGCCGGCCAGAGACGGAACCCGTGGAGTTTTGGCGGCCGTACGGAAAGCAGGCTACGCTCGCCATTTGTTAGTGAAAAACAACCGGCAGAAATGCCACAACTGAAAGTAAAAGTAATGGAAGAAACAGAAAACAACATGGGTGCCCAGATCGTGGTGCTTGACCGCGGATATGTGTACCAGGGCAATGTTACCCGCACGGGTGACACAGTGACGATCCACGGCGCGAAAAACATTCGCCGCTGGGGTACTACGAGGGGGCTGGGGCAGTTGGCTGCCGGCGGACCGCAATTAAACACTGTCCTGGATGAAGCGGGCACGGTGGTGGCACCGCTGCGCGCGGTCATTCACTTCCTGCAATGCTCAAAGAACTGGTAATCACCCTGGACGGCCATGGCTATGGCCATGGCTATGGCGATGGCGATGGCGATGGCGATGGCGATGGCGATGGCGATGGCTATGGCGATGGCGATGGCTATGCCTATGGCGATGGCTATGGCGATGGCTATGGCTATAGCGATGGCGATGGCTATGGCTATGGCGATGGCCATGGCTATGGCGATGGCGATGGCTATGCCTATGGCTATGGCGATGGCTATGGCGATGGCTATGGCGATGGCTATGGCGCCTAAACACGCGGCGGGGCGCATTGCGCGCCCCGCCGCTCTTAATTTTCAGATGAACGAGAACGAACAAAAAATGGCGAAGCTATTGGGGAGCATCATGATTGACCGCCGGCTGCTAGAGCATCCGGTGTGGAACCGGGAGCCGGCCTGTTACGGCGCGGCGTGGATTGACCTGATCGCGCTGGCCAATGACGAGGAACGCGTGACGTTCATCCACGGGGAGCCGGTGCCGCTGAAGCGCGGACAGCTCGCCTGGAGTCAGCGGAGGCTCGAACAGCGCTGGCAGCGGTCGGAGATGTGGGTGCGGGCGTTCCTGAAATTCTGCCAGGAGCAGACCATGATTTTGGTGGACGCAAACCGCCGACGGACGGTCATTACGGTGCTGAATTATGAGGTGTATAATCCGCTCAAAACAGACACAGATCAAGGTACAGGCCAAGGCACAGAAAGAGGTACAGGCCAAGGCACAGAAAGAGGCACAGGCCAAGGCACAGAAGAGGGTACAGATCAAGGTACAGACCGAGGACAGAATAAGGAAGAGGGAAGAAGAGGAATAAGGAAGGGGGAAGCGCGCCCGCGGGAGGACTTCGCTGAAACGCCTTCAGAAGCTGAAGTTTTGGCGTTCGGACGCGAGTTTCTGGGCGACATGGCACGCGGAATTCCCGCACAGATCCCGGAGGCTTGGATTCTGGGCTGGCTGGCGTCCAGACGGAACCCCGATTGGGCCAAAAAATGGCGCGAAAAAATGCCGCTGGATTTCCGGTCAGATTGGATAGCGGGTTTTCCGAAGGCGCGGGGACGGGCGGCCACGCCGGAGAAAAAAACGGTGGCGGGGTCGGATGGGCGGTCGCCGGCGCAGTTGCGCTATGAGCTGAGCAAGGAGCTGGAGGCGGTGAGGGAGCGGCTGGATGCGTGCCATGACATCGGCGCGCAGCCGGCCGCGGCCGACGAGCGGCGGGAGAAGGAGCTGGAGAAACTTTTGAAGGAGCTGGAGCAATGAGTGAACGGCGAAATAACAGCGGCGGACGCCAGTCCGCCGCTACGGAGATGGACCGGCTGCCGCCGCATGACATCGAGAGCGAGCAGGGCGTGCTGGGGTGCTGTCTGCTGGACCCGGCGGAGAGCTTGCGCCGGCTGGCAGAAAAAAAACTGGCGGAGCCGCAGATGTTCTACGACCTGCGCCACCAGACGATTTTCAATGTGCTCTGGCAGATGTACGGCGAGGAGAAGGGCATTGACATCATTACGGTGCAGGAACGGCTGAAGCAGCGCGGGGTGCTGGCGGAGATCGGGGACATTGGCTACTTGCTGGAGCTGCAAGACAAGGTGCCGACGGCGGCGAACCTGGATTTCTACCTGGCGACGGTGCGGGACAAGTTCCGGATGCGGAAGCTGTTGCAGATCTGCGTGGGCGCGCTGGGGCGGGTGTACGAGTACGAGGGGGATGTGGAGAAGCTGCTGCTGGCGGTGGAGGGCGAGGTGGCGCATTTGACGGAGGAGGAGACGGCGGCGAGTGAGCAGCCGATCAAGGACGTGATGCGGGGGGTGATCGCGGATATGGAGAGCTGGCACTACGCGCGGGGCAGCGCGCAGCTGCGCGGGCTGCCGACGGGGTTGCCGGGGAATTACCTGGACAAGGTGCTGACGGGGATTCGGGAGACGCATTTCGTGACGCTGGCGGCGCGGCCGGGCGGCGGGAAGAGCGCGCTGGCGCTGAATATCGTGGAGTACCTGGCGGAGCATCATGTGTGGTACCAGCCGACGGGCAAGCGAGTGACGAATGAGGACGGGGCGGAGGTGGAGGAGATGGTGAAGCGGACGGGGATGCCGGTGGCGGTGTTCTCGATCGAGATGGACAACGAGAGTTTGGGGTACCGGCTGATGTTCGGCCGGGCGGGCGTGAGTGAGGCGAAGTTTAACCAGGGCTTTGCGGAGAAGGGCGACGCGGAGAAGCTGGTGAAGGCGGCGCATGAGCTGAGCAAGCTGAACATTTTTCTGGATGACACGCCGGCGCAGACGATCGGCCAGATCGCGGCGAAGGCGCGGCGCATGGCGAAGCAGCATGGGATCAAGCTGTTTGTGCTGGATTACCTGCAACTGGCGGAGAGTGATGATCCGCGGGATGAGGCGCGGGTGCGGGTGAACAAGATTTCCAAGAAGATCATGGCGCTGAAGAAGCAGCTGAAGGTGCCGTGGCTGGTGCTGGCGCAACTGAACCGGAATATCGAGACGGCGGAGCGGGACCGTAATCCGGTGCTGAGTGATTTGGCGGAGTCGGGGGCGATCGAGCAGGACTCGGATAAGGTGATCATTTTGAAGAATACGCCGCGGCGGGAGCTGGAGCAGGAGAAGGATGGGACGGATGGGACGAAGGTGACGGATAAGGACATTTTGCAGCGGGTGTGCGGGGATTGGGAATGGAGCCGGCGGCCGAAGCGGGTGGATGCGTGGGTGGTGAAGAACCGGCGCGGGCCGACGGGCAAGGCGGAGATGGTCTTCCAGGGGAACCTGTGCAAGTTCGAGGATTGGCACTTGTTCAAGGTGAAACACGGGGTGGAGGGCCGCAAGGAGGGGGAGAGCAAGCACATGGGGGCGACGCCGGCGGAGCAGTCGGATTTTGATGCGGTGGTTGCAGGACAATGATTTTGCGGTAACAACAACCGGCCAACAGGCCACAACAGAAAGACACACATGAAAGAAAGCAGTGATAACACGATGGCTCCTCATTTCCGCAAGGCGGTGGTGGAAATTGATCAGGACATCTACAAGCTCAACCAGGACATAGACCGGCTGCGCTGTACGCGGAATACGCTGGTGGAGTTGTACGGTGGTGATGAGGAGCTGCCGCCGGTGGAGACGATCGCGCCGACGGCTGTCCAGACGGGCGGACCGGAGAAAGGCCGGCGGGAAACCAAGCGGGCACGGGCTGCGAAGTCGCCTGGGGCGGGTGGGGCTGGCGAAGCGCTGCGCGCGGTCCGGAACGGACTTCGCCGGCGGCCACGGGCCGAGCGCCAACGGCGGACATTATCAAGATGATGGGGGTTGCCCGCACGTGCCCGGAACCGTTTACGGCGCCTTCGCTGGCTGTGGCGACTGGGTTTGCACAGAAGGCGCTGGGGAATCATTTGTTCCGCTGGCAGCAGCGCGGGTGGATCGTGAAAGTGGGCCGTGGCGAATATAAGCGGACCGGAACCTTCCCCACGGAAACGCCCAATCAGTAACTAACCAACCGACAACCAATAACTGACACACACATGAAGAAGAACAAAGAGACGGCAACGATCCGGGAAAACCGGATGGTTCAACCGCTGCCGGAGGCGATAAACATCAAGATGGCCTATGAGCTGGTGCGGCCGGACCCGGGGCAGCCGCGGAAGACGTTCAGTGAGCAATCACTGAACGAGCTGGCGGATTCCATCCGCGAGCACGGGATTCTCCAGGACCTGGTGCTGGAGCGGATGCCGGCAAAGTACCGGCTGAATGAACCGGATCTGACGACGGACAACTGGCAGGTGATGATGCGGGCGGGGGACGAGTGGGAACTGCGCTGCGCGGATACGGAGGTGGAGTGCCGCAAGTTCATCGAGGAGCTGGAGCCGGATGCCTTGGAGGAGACGTACCGCATTGTGTGCGGGGAACGGCGCTGGCGGGCGGCGGGGATCGTGGGGCTGACGATGCTGCCGGCGAGGGCGTACGTGGGGCTGAGCCAGGAGCAGCGGTTTGCGATGCAGTTCATTGAGAACAATCAGCGGGAGAATATCTCGGCGCTGGAGGAGGCGGCAGCGCTGGCGAAGCAGTTGGAGGAGCGGCAGCGGCTGGATGTGACGTTCTCGGCGGAAATGCTGGCGCGGGAGCTGGGCATGAGCCGGGCGGGGATCTATGAGCGGCTGAAGTTGAACCGGTTGCAGCCGAAAATCCGCGAGGCGCTGGTGGCGGGGACGATCAGCACGAGTATCGCGGCGGAGATTGCGAAGTTGCCGACGCCGGCGCAGCAGGAGAAGCTGCTGAAGAGGATCGAGGAGGCGAGCAAGTACCACCCGATGAGCGTGCGGGATGTGCAGGAGGAGATTGCCGATGAATATGTGAAGTCGCTGGCGGATGCGCCGTTTGGGCAGGATGAGACGTATAGGACCGATGGGACGGATGTACTGGAGCCGTGCACGACGTGCCCAATGCGCACGGGGAACATGCTGGCGGAGTTTCCGGAGCTGAAGAGCAAGCCGAATGTGTGCACAAATCCAGAATGCTTTGGGGAGAAGTGCAAGGCGTTCTGGAAGCGGAAGGCGGAGGACGAGGCGCAGAAGGGGAAGACGGTGCTGACGGAGAAGGAGTTCAAGGCGCAGAAGGGTAAGCTGGTGGCGGCCGATGCGTACGAGCAAGCGACGAATCGCGGCGGGACGTTTGAAGCCTTGATGGGCAAGCACGCGCCGGAGCCGGTGCTGGTGGCCACGGCGGAGGGGCTGGAGAAGTTCTATCCGAAGGAGGAGGCGGTGGCGGCCGCCAGGAAGAACGGGGTGAAGTTCTTCAAGGATCAGACGCCGGAGGGGCACGCGAAAGAGAAGGCCAAGCGTGAGGAGGTGGACGCGCGGCGAACCTCGCGCGCGGCCTTGGCGGAGCGGCTGGCGGTGAATCTGGGCCAAAAGCTGAACAAACTGAAGCCGGGCGTGGTGATCGAGCTGATGGCGGGGTTGGCGGAACAGCCGCCGGCGCCCTGGCGGGTGCAGGCGGCCGCCTGGAAGGAAGCCAAGACGCCGGTGGCCAAGGCAGTGGTTGAGTTTCTGGGCGATCGGCTGGACAACACCACCTGCTGGCAGGATGGCGAATGGGAGGAGGGGACGCTGAAGCTCTGGAAGGCAATGGGCGTGGACCTGGTGGCGGAGGAGAAGGCGGCCGCGGCGGTGCCGGAATTGCCGGTGAAGAGCGAGCCGCAACAGCTGGAAATCAATGGGACGAAGGCGACGAAGGGGACCCATGCGCGCAAGGCGATGGTGGCGAAGATTAAAGCGGCACAGAAAGCGCGCTGGAACAAGATCAAGGCGGACAAGGCGAAAGGCTGATTATGGAATGGCAACTGATCAACTTGACGCTGAATGAGGATGACGGGACGGAAACCCGCACGGATGCGATGCAGCTGCCGCATGGCTGCCTGGTGCGCACGCGGCAACTGGGGCCGCCGGCCATGTTCGGCCGGCAGGACTCGGGGATTGCGCTGGCGTTTGTGCCGGGGGCGAAGCTGCGGGAGGATGGATCGTTTGAACATCGGATGTAAATGAGCGCAGCTGTCCAGACGTTTGGAGAGGCGGAGTTGCAGGCGATGTTTGCGGCGCTGAAGGTGACGCCGCACCCGATGCTGAAGCTGCCGTCGGTGGCCGGGGTGCAGAAGAGCGCCCAGGCCAATCCAGCGGGCTGGACGAAGGAGATGGTGGCGTGGCTCCAGAAGCGGCAGCGGCGCATTGTCCTGGCGGAGGAGGACCCGCTCAACTTCGGCTGGGAGTTCGAGCCGTGGAAGGATGCGGATGGGCTGTTGCTGGGGACGTGGGGACCGCACGGGGCGGTGGGGGATGGCGGAGCGCTGCGCGCGGGGACCGCGCGCGGTCCGGGGGCGGTGTTGGCGGCGGATGTGCTGGGGATCTTTGGAGGGAATCGGGCAAGCAAGACGGTGTATTCGGTGAAGCGGGCGTGCCAGACGGCGGCGCTGTTTGCGCGCTCGCGGCTGGCGGTGCTGAGTGAGTCGGAGGCTTCCAGCATTCAGACGGTGCAGGCGCTGGTGTGGATGTACCTGAAGCCGCATTTCGGGGGGCTCAATGGGAAGCGGGATGCGGTGTTCAAGATCAATTACAGCCAGGCGGGCGGGTTTACGGATCGGAAGCTGGTGCTACCCAATGGGAGCGAGGTGCATTTTCTGACGTACAACCAGGACCCGGGGGACTATGAGGGCTGGGAGTTCGGCGCGCCGGCGCATGTTTATACGGTGACGGTGAAGGAGCTGGAGGCGGCGGGCCGCTTTGTGCCGCCGAATGTGGGGGCGGTGGCGGATGAGTCCATGCCGCTGGCGTGGCTGAAGATGTTCGCGCGCCGGCTGAAGTTCCGGAAGGCGAAGCTGCTGTGGTCGTTTACGCCGGTGAAGGGGATCACGCCGGCGATCAAGGAGCTGGTGGGGACGAGCGCGATCACGCTGGAGAGCCGGCCGGCGGAGTTGCTGCCGCGGCGGAATTTGCCGGACTTGCCGGAGGGGCACATGCCGTATATCCGCGAGTGCCAGTTTCCCGGGATCAAGGCGTACGCGATTTATTTCTTTTCGCTGTTCAACAAGTTCGGGCCGAGTCCGGAGCGGACGTACTACCAGGAAATTCGGGCGCTGTGCGAGGGGAAGACGAGCGACTTTATTGAGCGGGTGGCGTATGGGTTTGCGCGGGACGGGGTGGCGCGGGCGTTCCCGAAGTTCGGGGCGTGGAATATCGTGCGGCGGCAGCATCTGCCGGCGGTGGGGACGAATTACTTTCTGACGGACCCGGCCGGGGCGCGGAATTGGGCGACGATCTGGGTGCGGGTGACGGCGAGCGGGGATCATTTCATTTATCGGGATTGGCCGGATGCGCAGACGTTCGGGGAGTGGGCGGTGCCGACGGAGCGGGAGGTGAATGCGGAGAATCGCGCGGGGTGGGATGGGGACCCGGGGCCGGCGCAGGCGGGGCTCGGGATGGGGATTGTGAAGTATAAGAGCGTGTTCCTCGAGGCGGAGAGGATAGAGGGTGGAGGATCGAAGATGGAGGGGGCTGATCCGTACCATGTCCGGCTGTGGGAGCGGGCGCTGGCGGGGGGCGGGGATATGAAGGGGCTGCATGAGGAGATCGCGGAGCGGTATGTGGACCCGCGGGCGGGGGCGAGTGAGCACATGGCGGAGAAGGGCGGGACGTGCATCATTGATGAATTTTCGGAGCCGCAGTATGGGCCGGATGGCCGGCTGGTGGGGCCGCCAATGGAGTTGATCCCGGCGAGCGGGGTGAATGAGGATGAGGGGCTGGGGGTGGTGAATGAGCTGCTGGATTGGAATCAGGAGCAGCCGCTGATGCCGGTGCTGAATGCGCCGAAGCTGTTTGTGTGTGAGGATTGCCAGCAGGTGATCTGGATGTTTTCTAATTTCACGGGGCGGGCCGGCGCGAAGGGTGCGTGCAAGGATTTCGCGGACCTGGTGCGGTATATGGCGCTGGCCAAACTAAGTCACGTGGAGGGCGGGAAGGGCGGAGGCCGTGCGGGAAGAGGGTTTTAACAATCAACCAACCAAGAAACAAAGTCATGACCAAACAAAAACGCATTTATAGCCTCATGGGCAAGCTGGGAGCCACGAGGCGGCAATGGGCGCGCCAAGCGCGGGAGGACGCGCAGGCACTTATCCAAGTGGAGTCTAACCTGTTTCACTTGCAAACCCGAATAGCTGCGCTTGGAGAACTGGTAGAATCACACAAAAAGCAAACTTGGGAAATGCGGGACGCACTACAGCAGATGTCGAATGACAAAGACCGGCAGAAGCTGGAATTCGAGAACGTGCTGCGGCAAAAGCAGGGTGAATACAACGAGGCCTTGACGCAGATGGATGGGAAGTACCGGGCGCGCTTTGAGCAGAAGTATGGGCTGATGCTACGGCGATTGGACTTTGCAGAAGCGGAGCTAGTGCGAATCACGCAACACCGCCGGCCGTGGTCCGGATACTGGCCGGATGATGTCAGGCCCCAATAAATCACCTATGACCAAAGCTGAATTTCAAGGTTGGCCGGCGCTGCTGATGGCGCACCACGTGGTGACGATCGGCTACGGCCGGGCGACGCTGGAGAAGTTTGTGGATTGCGGGGTGCTGCGCCGGATTCGGCCGCCGGGCTGCGATCAGAACCGCTACCAGAAGAAGCAGATTGCGCTGTTGCTGGATTGGCCGGAGCTGGTGGACTTGGATCAGGCGAGGTTCGCCAGGGAGCCGATGCTGCTGCGGCCGTGCGTGGTGCGGGAGTGGACGGGCTGGAGCGAGTCTTCGCTGCTGCGGATGGTGGACGCGGGCGGTTTGAAGTCGCAACGGTTTGCGCTGGGGGAGAGTAGATTCTTGAAGAAGGAAATCGCGGAGCTGCTGGGTTTCAAGATTTAGATGCTGAAGTGGCCTAAATCCGGTTGAAGTGGCCTAAACTCGCGGGCGGGGTAGTGACAAATGGCGGTTTTACTGTTCGAGTCAAGGATATGCAATCGAAAGATGACGCGGAAATTTTGGTGAGTTCGCTGGAGGCGCACGTGGAGATCCTGCTGACGGAGTTTAAGCAGGCGGGCGTGATGCCCAATGGTTTCTATGACGTGGCCTTTAACGAGGAGAGCCGCCGGATGATCTGGGCGGGCCAGAGTCCGGACGGGCGGAAGTGGGATGAGAACATGCCTGAGGGGCAGCCGGCATTGCCCTGGAATGGCTGTTCGGATACGCGCATCCCGATGGTGGATGGGATCGCCAATGACGATACGGCGATCCTGACGGCGGCGTTTCGCAAGGCGGAGCTGCGGGCGACAACGGTGAATTGGGATAATGTGCCGGTGGTTGCGGGGATCTCGGATTATTTGCACTGGCTGGTGCATACGAAGTACAAGAAGCAGTGGCGGCTGGAGGCGGAGCTGGCGGCACAATACAGCCGCGAGCATGGCTTTGCGATCGCGTACGTGGGTTGGGAGCGGGAGCTGGGCAAGCGAAGGCTGAAGGTGACGATGGAGCAGCTCATGGGCGCGGGGGGCGCGGGCGCGCCTGGGGCGGGGGCGACTGGGGCAGAGGGTGGAGGATCGAGGATGGAGGATGGAGGGGGACAGCCGGCGGGGGCGAATCCGGTGGCGGCGCTGGCGGCGAGCATCATGGACCCGACGCAGGATGAGGCGAGCGCGGCGGGGGTGCAGGATTTGTACCGGTCGTTTGTCATCCAGACGCTGAGCGATAAGGGCTTCTATGAGGAGGAGCTGAATTCGGAGAAGTTGCTGAGTCTCAAGACGAGCCTGGCGCGGAAGTATGTGCGGGAGCTGCGGGAGACGGGGGAAACGATGATCGCCATGCCGTATGTGTGCAAGAATGGGCCTTTGGTCTGGGTGGGCCGGCCATACATGGACATGCTGGCGGCGCGGGGGACGATGGAGCTGCAAAAGGCGCGGGCGATTTTCTGGCGGCGCTGGCTGACGGAGGCGGAGCTGGAGTCCAAACGCGCAGACGGCTGGGATGAGGATTGGATTGAGGCGGTGAAGGCGACGAAGGGCAACATTTCGAGCTGGGCGGGCGCGCTGGGGGCGACGAGTTTGACGGGGCCGAGCACGAAGACGGTGGGCTCGACGACGTATTTGAAGGTGACGGAGGAGAATAATCCGCTGATCGAGGTGGTGTATGGGTATGTGCGCAAGGTGGACGAGGACGGGGTGACGGGCATTTATGAGACGATTTTCAGCCCGCATATTACGCATGATCCGAAGACGCACGCGCCGGACTTCTGCGCGAGTCACCAGTTGATTGACTACGCGCATGGGCAGTATCCCTTTGTGGAGTTCAAGCGGGAGAATGTGGGCCGGGCGCTGACGGATACGCGGAGTGTGGCGGAGATTGCGGCGACGTGGCAGAACGAGGTGAAGCAGCAGCGGGATATGCTGACGAACCGGGCGCAGTGGGATACGTTGCCGGCGATCGCGGTGCCGAAGCTGGGTGGGGTGGATTACAAGCTGGGTCCCGGGGCGCAGGTGCCGCTGGGCCGCAACCAGGATATCACGGCGATCAATCTGAACGCGCCGCCGCCGACGCTGGCGGTGGAGCTGATCCAGATGGTGAATTTGCAGAAGGATGATTATTTCGGGCAGTTCAATCAGGAGGTGCATCCGGCGAAGATTGCGGTGAAGCAGGAGAAGAGCGGCGACGATTATTACACGTTCTGGGGCGAGGTGCTGGGGATGGTGTTCGCGCTGGAGCTGCAATATAACCCGATGGAGATTACGACGGTGACGGGGAATGCGCAGCTGGCGCAATTGGACCCGTTCACGGTGATGGACAGTGTGATGATCGGGCTGGAGTTTGATCTGAAGGATCTGAACCCGGATTACCTGATGCAAAAGCTGGATACGTTCAATAACAAGATTGTGCCGGCGGATGTGACGGGGGCGATTGATCGGGCGGGCTTGACGGCGTATGAGGCGCGGGCGATTGATCCGAACCTGGCGCAGCGGCTGATCCAGGATAAGCAGGGGGCGAGCCAGAAGATGTTCGAGGAGGTGAAGAAGAATGTGGGCGGGATGATGCTGGGCTTTGAGAGCAATTACGTGGAGAACGATCCGACGGCGCAGATGAAGCTGCAATTCTTCCAGCAGTTGGCGCAGAGTAATCCGCATGTGGCGCAACTGATGAAGTCGGACGCGCGCTTTAAGGCGCTGATGGAGAATTACGTGAAGAATCTCCAGATGAGTGTGGAGCAGCAGCAGAATAAACAGGTGGGGCGGATCGGGGTTAAGCCGATGTCGCCGCAGGGGTGAACCGCGAATAAACGCGAATAAACGCGAATAAAAACAAGGACTGACTATGTGTTTCTGTATTGATGGTGATGGCGTGCGGGCGGACGCACCGAGCCAGGAAGAGGTGCGCGTGATGGCGCAGGCCTGGCAGGATATGAACCCGGGCGCGCCGTTACAACTGGGCGAGGTCTGGAAGGCTCCGGAACAGATCGAAGTGGGAAGGAACGACTAACTTTATGAATGTGAAACCTGGGGGATATCATAAGGCGCCGCTGGTGGTGAGTGTGCAGGAGCAGCGGCGCGAGGAGTTGGAGCGGGTGCTGGCGTTGGCCGGCGCGGCGGAGCATCCGATTTTCAAGGCGGTGCTGGGCTATGCGGATGAACATGCGCGGAATGAGCATGAGACGGCGCTGGCTCCGAATCTGAGCAATGAGGTGCGGCAGTTCAACGCGGGGCGCAGCGCGAGCGCGTATGATTTTGCGGTGGCGCTCAGGACGCTCCAGGCGGCCGCGGAGGCACGCGCGACGCGGGTGAAGGCAGAGGAGTGACTTTTACATATTAAACTAAATGCAGAGCTAAGATCTGGGGACATACGAGGTCCAGACGCCCGGCCGATTCGCGGCCGGGCTTTTCATTTCTGCTTGGGCAGGTGCTGAAGTGGCCTAAACCCGGCTGAAGTGGCCTAAACTCGCGGGTACCCCCTTCCCTTCTTTTCGCTTTCCTACGATAACTGGCGACGCAACAGGGCTCACGGTCGGGCCAGCGGTGACGACTGACAACTTGCGAAGAGCATGAAAGACACTAACGACAAATCTGAGTCGGGCGCTGTGGGGCAGCCCGGGGAATCAACCACAAGAGAGGCGAAAAGTTTTACGTCTGCCGGCATCTCCAGCCTATTGAATTCGGAGTTTGCCAAGGACGCGGCGGAAACGCCCGGCCAAGAGATCCCGCCGGGCGAGCAGGCCGAAACGGTTGAACACGCGAAGGG